GGGGTGTCCGGAGTGCGGAGGGTTCAGAACTCCCGGCCCCCACCGTGGACATACCACGCATGACGTACAGCGAGACGCTGCACGTTCCACCACTGCGGCGAGATGCCGCTGAGGAGTGATCGACCATGGCGAAGGGTGGAGCTCGTAACCGCTCTGGCCCGTCGGCTGACCCAAACTCTGGGCGCAGCGACCGGCGAGACTTCAAGCTGACCGCTCTCCCTTCCGAGGGGTACGGCAGCGAGGCGCCTAGATGGCCGCTGAATGGCCACTCGGATCGCGAGGCCGCGCTGTGGGCGTGGGCGTGGACCACCCCCCAGGCCTGCGCCTGGTCGATCGAGCCCTGGCGCTGGCACTCCGTCGCCATGTGGGTTCGCGTCGCTGTGATCTGCGAAGGCCCGCTAGCGCAAGCGGCAGACAAGAACGGCCTGCATCGGTTCGCGGACCAGATCGGACTGACGCCGGCTGGCCTCAAGGAGAACGGCTGGGCGATCGCCTCGAACGAGGTGGCGGCCAAGCGCGACGAGGTCGCCGCGAAGCCCGCTTCGTCTCGGGACCGCCTGAAGGTCGTCAAGGCCGGTGGAGCCTGAGCCGCTAGCCCTCGACTTCGACCCGCTCCACACGCTCGGATTCCTCCGGACGGACTGGGTTGAGGCGCACTGTCGAGTTCCCGGCGGCGTGTACGAGGGCGAGCCCCTGACGTTCAACGGCTGGCAGCTCTACTGCTCGGCCAACCATCACCGGGTAAGGCCTGACGCGATAGTCAACCCGCGCCGGTTGCTGGCGCCGTTCCACTACCGCCGTTCGGTCGTGGTCGGCCCACAGAAGTGCGGCAAGTCCCCTTGGGGCGCGGGCGAGCTTCTGTGTGATGGCGTCGGACCGTCGCTATTCGCCGGCTTCGCCAAGGGCGGCGAGTTCTACCGCTGCGAGGACCACGGCTGCGGTTGTGGTTGGGAGTACGAGTACGCGGTCGGTGAGGCGATGGGGATTCCCCGCCGCAAGTCGCTGCTCGGGCTGCTGGCCTACACCGAGTCGCAGACGGGCAACGTCTACGAGCCGCTGCAGACGATGATCCATTCGGGTCCTCTCGCGGAGTTCGTGTATGTGCGCGAGGGCTTCATTCGTCTCCCGAACCGCGGCAAGATCGTCCCGCTGTCTTCGGCTGCGAGGTCGAAGCTCGGCCAGCCCCTCACGGGCGGTCTGGGCGACGAGTCCGGGCTCTACACGTCGTCGAACAAGGTGCTCGACACCTGGCAGACGATGCGCCGCGGGATCGCTGCGATGCAGGGCCGCACAATCGAGCTCACGAACCCGTGGGACCCGATGGAGAACTCGGCCGCACAGCAGGCGTTCGAGTCTCGACGGCCGGACATCTTCCGCTACTACCGCAAGCCGCCTGCCGACCTGTCCTATGCGAACAAGCGCGAGCGGCACCAGATCCACCGCTATGTGTACTCAGACTCCCCGTGGGTCGACGTGGCGCCGATCGACGCTGAGGCCGCGGAGCTTGTCGAGACCGACCCGACGCAGGCCGAACGCTTCTTCGGCAACCGGTTGGTCCAGGGCCTCGGCGCCTTCCTGACCGACGACCTGTGGTCCAGTCGGGTCGCACGGATCACCGAACGGGACGCATTGGGGCTCGGGTTCGACGGCAGCTTCTCAGGCGACTGGACCGCACTCCGCGCGGAGACACTCAGCGGACATCGGTTCACGCCGACATACGGACCCGACAATCGCCCGACCATCTGGAACCCCGCCGAATGGTCGGGACGCGTGCCGCGCTCCGAGGTGTTGGCGGCGGCCGCCGAGATTTTCGCAAACTTCCGGATCGCGCGGTTCTACATCGACCCCCGCCACTGGGAGACGCAGGCCGACCAGTGGGCGCTCGAGCACGGCGAGGACGTCGTGCTGCTGTGGCCGACGAATTCGATCACCCGGATGTTCCCGGCGCTGAACAGGTACGTCACGGATCTGGTCGAGGCGACCACCACGCACGACGACTGCCTCATCACGAGGACGCACGCGCTGAACGCGCGGAAGGTCGCCAAGCCCGGCGACAAGTTCATCCTCGGCAAGCCGGCGGAGCACCAGAAGATCGACGCGCTCATGGCTGACGTACTCGCTCACGAGGCGGCGTCCGACGCTCGTGCGGCCGGCTGGTCCATCCCCAAGCCCCGCAGGAACGCCCGCATGATCGTTCTCCGCTGAGAGGAGCCGCTGTGAAGCTGAGCGACCTCTCGGACGAGCAGTGGTTCTCCCGACTCTCGGCTCGCAGGAACGCACAGTCCACGGCTATCCGCGAGTGGTGGCAGTACTACGACGGTGAGCAGCCGCTGTACTACCTGCTTCGCATCCTTGAGGACCAGGACGACCGCTTCGCGGCGCTGACGATCAACTGGTGCGAGAAGTTCATCGACTCGGTCGACCAGCGGTGCTTCGTGGAGGGGTTCACCCTCAACGGGCAGGACGCGCCGGACGACAAGCTGTGGGCGACGTGGCTGCGCAACGACATGGCCGAGTACCAGTCGGAGAACAACGTGGCATCCCTGGTCGCGGCGAACTCCTACGTGATGGTCGGCCCCTCGGACGAGGGTGCGCTGGTCACGGTCGAGTCGTCGGACTCCATGGCCGTGGAGGTGGACCCGCTGACGCGCCGCGTGGTCGGTGCACTGAAGTTCTACAAGTCGGACTCCGAGGCCACGTTGGACGACCGTGCGGTGCTGACGGTCCCGGACTCGTTGACCGGGGGCTCGCGTCTTGTCGAGTTCGAGGTCGGCAGGCCGGTCTCCTCTACGAGGCAGAAATGGATGGCCGGCGCGGCGAAGCTGCAGTCCTCGCCGTCGGTCCCGGTCGTGGCGTTCCCGAACCGTCAGCGGCAGCGCGTCGGCCGCAGCGAGCTCCGGTCGCTGAAGCCGATCGTGGACGCCGCGAACTTCACGGCCACGTCGATGATGGCGACCGTCCTGCACCACGCGATGCCGCGGATGCTGGCGATCAATGTCGCCGAGACGATGTTCATGAACTCGGACGGTTCGGTGAACCGTGAGGCTGTCCGGAACGCTACGGGCGCCCTGTGGGTGATCCCAGCCGAGACTGACGAGAATGGCGACGTCCCGGAGAACGCCCCGGAGCCGAAGGTCACCCAGCTTCCCGCGTCGGACCTGCGGAACTTCCACGAGACGCTCAACACACTGGGTCGGATCGGTGCCGGGCTATGTGGCCTCTCGCCGCACACGTTCGGGTTCGGGGTCTCGGACAACCCCGCTTCGGCTGACGGTATCCGCGCTTCGGAGAACGAGCTGGTGGCCCGGGTGGAGCGCATTCAGGTCGCCCGGGGCAACGGCTATGAGCGCGTGATGCGCCTCGCGATGGCCGTTGAGGGCCGCGACCCGGCCACGGCGACCGGCCTCGAGACGGTGTGGCGCAGCGCGGCGACCCCGACGCAGGCCGCGAAGGCGGACGCCGCGGTGAAGATGTACGCGGGTGGCGAGGGTCTGGCGGACAAGCACCAGGCGCGTGTGGACTACGGCTACTCGGCGACCACCATCAAGGCGATGGAGGAGCGGGAGGCTGCTGGCGAGGACCGCCAGTTCGAGGCGGCTGCGGCTCCTCTCGCACGGGCCCTGGCAGGTGGCGTGGCAGGTGGTGTGAATGGCGACGCAAGCGCCTCCGCGAACAGCCGCTAGGTACCAGATCGTCTCTGCGGCTGCCGCCCAGTCCGGAGTGCGTGCGGCGCGCGTCGCCCGACCGAAGGGCATCCGTTCCCTGTGGAGCGTGGTCGCGACCTACCAGACCGCTCAGGCTCAACTTGCCGAGCAGGCCACCGCCGAGATGCTGTTGGCCCAGGACATCGACGTGGCCGCCGAGGCGCTCCTGAACTCCCCGGCCTTCACGATGTCTCTGAACTCGTTCAACGCGATGCTCGAGAAGGTCGAGCAGGACTGGCAGTTCGACCAGCTGGTGGCCTCGCTCGTGCAGGACGCGGGCAGGACAGCCCAGAGCGTGTCCGTGGCGGCGCGACCGCACATTGGGTTCGTCAGGATGCTCACGCCGCCCTCGTGTGGGCGCTGCGCGGTCCTCGCGGGCCGTGTCTACCGATACTCCCAGGGGTTCGATCGGCATCCTGGCGATGACTGCGTGATGCTGCCCACGACGGTTGCCAACGACCAGTACGCACAGGACCCGACTGACCTTGTTGAGCGCGGTCTGGTGACCGGGCTGTCAAAGGCTGACCGGCAGGCGATCCTGGACGGCGCGGACGTCGGCAAGGTGGTCAACGTCCGTCTCCTCAAGGCGGGGCTGACCGACTCCGGGCGAGTCCTCTCACGCCGCGGACGCCCGACACCTGAGGCCATCTACCGACTCAACCCGACACGCGAGGACGCCCTGGCGGCGCTACAGGCCGCCGGCTACCTGCGCTGAAGCCACCGACGGCGAGAAGCCTTCGGCCAACTCCGAGACGGAGCGAACCACCATGCCCGAGCCCACCGCACCCGCACCGACTGCACCGT